ATGACAGCAGAAGAAAAAAGCGTCCTGTCGCTTTTCATGATTGGGGTGCTGATTGTTGTCGGCAAGGTGCTTGCCGGTGGTGAACCCATCACCCCGCGTCTGTTTATCGGGCGCATGTTGCTCGGTGGTTTTGTCTCGATGGTTGCCGGTGTTGTTCTGGTGCAGTTTCCTGACCTGTCACTGCCTGCGGTGTGCGGCATCGGCTCCATGCTGGGTATCGCCGGTTATCAGGTGATTGAGATTGCCATTCAGCGCCGTTTTAAGGGCAGGGGGAAACCGTAATGCCGGTAATTAACACGCATCAGAATATCGCCGCCTTTCTCGACATGCTGGCCGTGTCCGAAGGGACGGCGAATCATCCGCTGACGAAAAACCGGGGCTATGACGTGATAGTCACCGGACTGGACGGGAAGCCGGAAATTTTCACCGACTACAGTGACCACCCGTTCGCGCATGGCCGACCGGCGAAGGTGTTTAACCGTCGCGGTGAAAAATCCACGGCCTCCGGTCGCTATCAGCAGCTTTACCTGTTCTGGCCGCATTACCGCAAACAGCTTGCCCTGCCGGATTTCAGTCCGTTGTCACAGGACAGACTCGCCATTCAGTTGATCCGCGAACGCGGTGCGCTGGATGACATCCGGGCGGGATGTATTGAGCGCGCCATTTCACGCTGTCGCAATATCTGGGCGTCCCTGCCGGGTGCCGGTTACGGTCAGCGTGAGCATTCACTGGAAAAACTGGTCACCGTCTGGCGTACCGCTGGCGGCGTACCGGCTTAAACGGAGTAAACACCATGAAGAAATTATCCCTTTCACTGATGCTGAACGTGTCGCTGGCGCTGATGCTGGCACTGTCCCTGATTTACCCGCAGAGCGTGGCCGTCAGTTTTGTCGCCGCATGGGCGATTCTGGCGATGGTTATCTGTGTGTTTGCCGGTGGTGTCGGCGTGTATGCCACTGAGTATGTGCTGGAACGCTACGGGCGGGAGCTGCCGCCGGAATCGCTGGCCGTGAAGATTGTCACGTCGCTGTTTTTGCAGCCGGTGCCGTGGCGCAGACGGGCGGCGGCTCTGGTTGTGATGGTGGCGACATTTATCTCGCTGGTCGCTGCCGGGTGGATTTTTACCGCGCTGATTTATCTCGTGGCGTCGCTGTTTTTCCGGCTGATACGCACGGCCTGCCGTCAGCGTCTTGAGGGGCGGGAACCATGTCAAGGCTGATGATTGTGATGGTTGTGTTGTTATCGCTGGCGGTGGCGGGGCTGTTTCTGGCGAAGCATGAAAACGCCAGCCTGCGCGCCTCGCTGGACAGGGCGAACAACGTCGCCAGCGGGCAGCAGACGACCATCACCATGCTGAAAAATCAGCTTCATGTTGCCCTCACCAGAGCAGACAAAAACGAGCTGGCGCAGGTGGTACTGCGTCAGGAACTGGAGAACGCCGCGAAGCGTGAAGCACAGCGCGAGAAAACCATCACGAGATTACTGAATGAAAACGAAGATTTTCGCCGCTGGTACGGCGCTGACCTGCCTGATGCTGTGCGCCGGTTGCACCAGCGCCCCGCCTGCACCGATGCCAGTGATTGTCCACAACGCCTGCCCGAAAGTGAGTCTTTGCCCGATGCCGGGCAGCGACCCGGAGACGAACGGTGATTTAAGTGCCGATATCCGGCAGCTTGAGAACGCGCTGGCGCGCTGTGCCAGCCAGGTAAAAATGATTAAACACTGTCAGGACGAAAACGATGCTCAAACCCGACAGCCTGCGCAGGGCGCTGACTGATGCCGTCACGGTGCTGAAAACTAACCCCGATATGCTGCGGATATTCGTGGATAACGGGAGTATTGCCTCCACACTGGCGGCGTCGTTGTCATTCGAAAAGCGTTACACGCTCAATGTCATTGTGACCGACTTTACCGGTGATTTTGACCTGCTCATCGTGCCGGTGCTGGCGTGGCTGCGGGAAAATCAGCCCGACATCATGACCACCGACGAAGGTCAGAAAAAGGGCTTCACGTTTTATGCAGACATCAACAATGACAGCAGCTTTGATATCAGCATCAGCCTGATGCTGACCGAGCGCACGCTGGTCAGTGAGGTGGACGGCGCACTGCATGTGAAGAATATCCCGGAACCCCCGCCGCCGGAGCCGGTCACCCGCCCGATGGAGCTGTATATCAATGGCGAACTGGTGAGCAAGTGGGATGAATGAGTTTAAGCGTTTTGAAGACCGGCTGACCGGACTGATTGAATCGCTGTCACCGTCAGGGCGTCGGCGACTGAGTGCCGAACTGGCGAAGCGTCTGCGGCAGAGTCAGCAGCGTCGGGTGATGGCACAGAAAGCCCCGGACGGCACACCCTACGCGCCACGTCAGCAGCAGAGCGCCAGAAAAAAGACCGGTCGCGTTAAGCGAAAAATGTTTGCGAAACTTATCACCAGTCGTTTTTTGCATATCCGCGCCAGCCCTGAACAGGCCTCAATGGAGTTTTACGGCGGAAAGTCACCGAAAATCGCCAGTGTGCATCAGTTCGGTCTGTCGGAAGAAAACCGGAAAGACGGTAAGAAGATTGATTATCCGGCGCGTCCTCTGCTCGGCTTTACCGGTGAGGATGTGCAGATGATTGAAGAGATTATCCAGGCTCACCTTGACCGTTAGTTGTGCCATTCCCGACACCTCATCGTCACATTGCCGACGGTATGACCCGGCGGCATCCTTCCCGTTATGAACACTCTCGCAAATATTCAGGAACTCGCGCGCGCACTGCGCAACATGATTCGCACCGGCATTATCGTCGAAACCGACCTTAATGCCGGTCGCTGCCGTGTGCAGACCGGCGGCATGTGCACCGACTGGCTTCAGTGGCTGACTCATCGTGCCGGACGTTCACGCACATGGTGGGCACCTTCGGTGGGGGAGCAGGTGCTGATTCTGTCCGTGGGCGGCGAACTCGACACGGCGTTTGTTCTGCCGGGGATTTATTCCGGTGATAACCCCGCGCCGTCTGCGTCGGCGGATGCCCTGTACATCCGTTTCCCTGACGGGGCGGTGATTGAGTATGAACCTGAAACCAGTGCACTGACGGTAAGCGGAATTAAAACGGCCAGCGTGACGGCTTCTGATTCTGTTATCGCCACGGTGCCGGTGGTCATGGTGAAAGCGTCAACTCGCATCACCCTGGACACACCGGAGGTGGTCTGCACCAACAGGCTGATTACCGGCACGCTGGAAGTACAGAAGGGCGGGACGATGCGCGGCAACATTGAACACACCGGCGGTGAACTCTCATCAAATGGTAAGGTACTGCATACCCATAAACACCCCGGCGACAGCGGCGGCACAACCGGGAGCCCTCTATGACAGCGCGTTATCTCGGAATGAATTGCAGTGATGGCCTGACTGTCACTGACCTTGAGCATATCAGCCAGAGTATCGGCGATATCCTGCGCACACCGGTCGGCTCGCGGGTGATGCGTCGTGATTACGGCTCGTTGCTGGCGTCAATGATTGACCAGCCGCAGACCCCGGCGCTTGAGTTGCAGATTAAGGTCGCCTGTTACATGGCGGTGCTGAAATGGGAACCCCGCGTCACCCTGTCATCCGTCACCACTGAGCGCAGTTTTGACGGGCGAATGACGGTCACGTTAACCGGCCAGCACAACGACACCGGCCAGCCACTTTCGTTAACCATCCCTGTGAGTTGAAACCATGCCGATTATCGACCTGAACCAGCTACCCGCACCGGATGTGGTCGAGGAGCTGGACTTTGAAACCATTCTCGCCGAACGCAAGGCGACACTGATTTCCCTTTACCCGGAAGACCAGCAGGAGGCGGTCGCCGTACCCTGACGCTGGAATCCGAGCCTCTCGTCAAATTGCTGGAGGAAAATGCTTATCGTGAGCTTATCTGGCGTCAGCGTGTGAATGAGGCCGCACGGGCGGTGATGCTGGCCTGTGCCGCGGGTAATGACCTTGATGTGATTGGTGCCAATTACAACACCACGCGTCTGACTATCACCCCGGCAGATGATTCGACTATCCCGCCGACACCGGCAGTGATGGAATCTGATACCGATTATCGTCTGCGTATTCAGCAGGCGTTTGAAGGTTTAAGCGTCGCCGGGTCGGTGGGTGCCTATCAGTATCATGGCCGCAGTGCTGACGGGCGTGTCGCGGATATCTCTGTCACCAGTCCGTCTCCGGCCTGCGTCACCATCTCTGTGCTGTCACGTGAGAATAACGGTGTCGCATCCGAAGACCTGCTGGCGGTGGTGCGTAACGCCCTGAATGGCGAGGACGTCAGACCGGTGGCCGACCGCGTGACCGTGCAGTCTGCCGCCATTGTTGAATACCAGATAAACGCCACGCTTTACCTTTACCCTGGTCCCGAAAGTGAACCCATCCGCGCGGCCGCCGTGAAAAAACTGGAAGCATACATCACGGCACAGCACCGGCTGGGGCGCGACATCCGTCTGTCTGCCATTTATGCCGCTTTGCATGTGGAAGGCGTGCAGCGTGTCGAACTGGCCGCACCACTGGCCGACATCGTGCTCAACAGTACGCAGGCGTCTTTCTGCACCGAATACCGCGTCGTGACCGGAGGCTCGGATGAGTGATTCGCGACTGCTGCCGACCGGCTCATCACCGCTTGAAGTTGCTGCCGCAAAAGCCTGTGCGGAAATTGAAAAAACGCCGGTCAGGATTCGTGAGCAGTGGAACCCGGACACCTGCCCGGCAAATTTGCTGCCGTGGCTGGCATGGGCGTTTTCGGTCGACAGGTGGGATGAAAAGTGGCCGGAAGCGACAAAACGCGCCGTTATTCGCGATGCCTATTTCATCCACTGTCATAAAGGCACTATAGGCGCAATCCGGCGTGTGGTGGAGCCGCTCGGCTATCTCATTAACGTAAAGGAATGGTGGGAGACAAACGACCCGCCCGGCACCTTTCGCCTTGATATCGGTGTGCTGGAAAGCGGCATCACGGAGGAGATGTATCTGGAAATGGAACGGCTGATTGCCGATGCCAAACCCGCAAGTCGCCACCTTATCGGTCTGAACATTATCCAGGACATTCCCGGCTATCTGTATACAGGCGGTGTGGTCTGTGATGGTGATGTTATTACTGTTTATCCCGGATAAGTGAGAAACAATGAGCACGAAATTTAAAACCGTTATCACTACTGCCGGAGCCGCAAAGCTGGCTGCCGCCACTGTCCCCGGCGGGAAAAAAGTAAACCTGTCTGCAATGGCCGTGGGTGACGGTAATGGCAAATTACCGGTGCCGGATGCCGGTCAGACGAAACTGGTGCATGAGGTCTGGCGTCACGCTCTGAATAAAGTCAGTGTGGATAATAAGAATAAAAACTATATTGTGGCTGAACTGGTTGTTCCGCCAGAAGTGGGCGGCTTCTGGATGCGTGAGCTTGGTCTGTATGACGATGCCGGAACACTGATTGCGGTATCCAACATGGCAGAAAGCTATAAGCCAGAACTGGCTGAAGGCTCCGGACGTGCGCAGACCTGCCGCATGGTTATTATTCTCAGCAACGTGGCGTCCGTTGAGCTGAGTATTGATGCCAGCACAGTGATGGCTACGCAGGATTACGTCGATGACAAAATCGCAGAGCATGAGCAGTCCCGCCGCCATCCTGACGCCACGCTGACAGAAAAAGGTTTTACTCAGTTAAGCAGTGCAACAAACAGCACCAGTGAAAAGCTGGCGGCAACGCCAAAAGCGGTCAAGGCTGCGAATGACAACGCAAATTCACGTCTGGCGAAAAATCAGAACGGTGCAGATATCCAGGATAAATCAGCTTTTCTGGACAATGTTGGCGTTACCAGCCTGACGTTTATGAAAAACAATGGCGAAATGCCGCTTGATGCTGATCTGAATACGTTTGGTCCTGTTAAGGCTTATTCAGGTATCTGGTCTAAAGCAACATCCACCAACGCAACACTGGAGAAAAATTTCCCGGAAGATAATGCTGTCGGTGTGCTTGAGGTTTTTGCTGCCGGCAATTTTGCAGGTACGCAACGCTTTACCACGAGAGACGGCAATGTATACATGCGTAAACTCGCCAATAGGTGGAATGGCACTGATGGTCCGTGGGGCGTATGGCGTCACACTCAATCTGCTACCCGCCCTTTGAGTACGACTATAGACCTGAATACGCTTGGAGCCGCCGAGCATCTTGGTTTATGGCGTAACAGTAGCTCAGCTATAGCTTCATATGAACGCAATTATCCAGAGGAAGGCGGCTTTGCTCAGGGGATGCTTGAGATCCTCGAAGGCGGAAATTATGGAAGAACGCAACGTTATACCACTCGCCGTGGAAATATGTATGTCCGCTGTCTTGCGGCAAGCTGGGATGCATCAAATCCGCAGTGGGAACCGTGGTTAAGAGTCGGTCATCAGTCAGAGAGTCGTTATTACGAAGGTGATTTAAATGTTCTAACCGACCCCGGTATTTACAGTGTTACAGGAAAGGCAACAAACGGTCCGATGCTGGACACCGTTGGCGCGACACTACTTGGGATACTGGAAGTAATCAGACGTTTTGATGGTGTGTCTGTCTGGCAGCGTTACACAACCACAGGGAAATCAGAAACCACACAGGGACGCACTTTTGAGCGCGTCTACGCCGGGAGCAAATGGACCGAATGGCGAGAAGTATATAACTCCTTTTCGTTGCCTCTGAATCTGGGCATCGGTGGCGCAGTGGCAAAACTATCCAGTCTGGACTGGCAGACCTACGATTTTGTGCCGGGCAGTCTGATAACCGTGCGGCTTGATAACATGACCAACATTCCCGACGGTATGGACTGGGGCGTCATTGATGGCAACCTGATAAACATCGCAGTTGGTCCAAGTGATGATTCCGGTACGGGGCGCTCAATGCATGTATGGCGCAGCACTGTAAGTAAAGCGAACTACCGCTTTTTTATGGTGCGTATTTCAGGAAATCCGGGAAGCCGCACGATCACAGCAAGACGAGTACCAATCATTGACGAAGCCCAGACATGGGGCGCGAAACAGACATTCAGTGCTGGCCTTTCTGGTGAACTGTCCGGCAATGCGGCGACAGCAACAAAGCTGAAAACAGCCCGTAAAATTAATAACGTTTCGTTTGATGGAACATCAGATATTAACTTGACGCCGAAAAATATTGGTGCATTTGCTTCAGGAAAAACAGGAGACACCGTTGCGAATGATAAAGCCGTTGGGTGGAACTGGAGTAGCGGAGCCTATAACGCAACTACTGGTGGGGCATCAACGTTAATTCTTCATTTTAATATCGGTGAAGGAAGTTGTCCCGCCGCCCAGTTCCGCGTTAATTATAAGAACGGCGGTATTTTTTATCGTTCTGCTCGTGACGGTTACGGATTCGAGGCTGACTGGTCTGAGTTTTATACCACAACGCGAAAACCTACAGCGGGAGATGTCGGTGCACTGCCGTTATCTGGTGGTCAATTGAATGGTGCTCTGGGTATAGGAACATCCAGTGCTCTTGGCGGTAATTCGATTGTTTTGGGTGATAATGACACGGGCTTTAAACAAAATGGTGATGGTAATCTGGATGTTTATGCTAATAGCGTCCATATTATGCGCTTTGTCTCGGGAAGTATTCAAAGTAATAAAACCATAAATATTACGGGGCGTGTTAATCCCTCGGATTACGGTAACTTTGATTCCCGCTATGTCCGGGATATCCGGCTTGGTGGTGCTGCCACATACAAACCTGCGAACAATGGCATGACATGGACACATCAGGCACCGTCCGGGTGTGTATATTCCGGCATTATTGTTCAGGATACCGGCTCAAACTCTGCCGATAACATTGGTGGTGTATATTACAGGCCGGTTCAGAAATACATTAACGGGACATGGTATAACGTGGCGCAGGTATAATTTATGCAGCATTTAAAAAATATTACGGCGGGTAATCCAAAAACGGTTGAACAATATCAATTGACAAAGGGTTTTGATGTTGTCTGGTTTTTTTCAGAAGATGGTAAGAACTGGTACGAAGAACAAAAGTATTTTGCTGATGACACGATAAAAATAGCGTACGACAAAGATAATATTATCCGCTATGTGGAAAAGGATGTGACAGCTATCAGACCGGATGGATTAAGTGTTGTTGAAGTGGCGGATATTACTGCTAACCGACGGGCGGACATTTCAGGGGGCTGGATGTTTAAGGACGGCAAAGTGATTAAACGCATTTATACGGCAGAGGAATTGCTGCAGCAGGCAGAAAACCGGAAAGCCAGACTTCTTGCAGATGCTGAATCCGTGATTTTGCCGCTGGAGCGCGCGGTCAGACTGAACATGGCAACAGATGAGGAGCGTAGCCGACTGGATGCATGGGAGCGTTACAGCGTTCTGGTCAGTCGTGTGGATCCTGCAAATCCTGAATGGCCGGAAATGCCGCAATAA